GTTGTGTTATTTGAATCACATTTTAAACGAAACTATATTCATGTGTTAGATGTGTGCCAAGCATTTACAATGGCATTAGAAAATAAAAATATGAGAGGCCAAATTTATAATATAGGCCTTTCATCTGCCAATGTATCGAAGCGTGAACTATGTGATACGATTAAAAAATATGTACCACGATTTGAAATTGTTGAAGCAGAAATTGGTAAAGATAAAGACCAAAGAAACTACATGGTCTCCAATGAAAAGATTGAAAAGGAAGGATTTAAACCTAACTTTGATTTAGATATGGGTATTCAAGAGTTACTTAAAGGATATGCCATGCTAAAGAATACCAAATATGGAAATGTTTGAATATAACCGCTTGCTTTTAGATAAGGCTTGTGATATAATTACCAAACACTTAACGCCAGACCTTTTACCTAAGAAGTGGGTGGAAAGAAACTCTACAAATCCTATGTTTGGTCATTGTCATACCGCTTCTGCTTGTTTACAGAAATTGTTTGGTAGTAAGAACATTAAGTTATACCGTGGTTTGGATGATGAAGGTATCTGGCATTGGTGGGCAGTTACTAAAGAAGGAGAAAGAATTGACATTACAGCGGATCAGTATCACTCAACAGGAAGAACACCACCTTATAATAAAGGGGAGAAAGCTTCAATGTTAGGATTTGATTATAGAAAGAGAGTGTTTAAGCTCCTGGATATAGTTAGTAATAAATTACTTGCAACCGGAACACCACCATTATTACATATGTCAAGCGTAAAAAGAGGCGAAGATGACAAAAGCAACTAAACATTATGTGAACAATGCCGATTTTCTATCAGCATTGATTGAATACAAGAAGGCTTGTGATGAGGCCAAAAAGAAAAACAAGCCAGATCCACAAATACCAAATTATATTGGTGAGTGTTTTCTAAAGATTGCTGACCACCTGTCACGCAAACCCAACTTCATATCATATTCTTTCCGAGATGAGATGATTGCAGATGGTATTGAAAACTGCCTTATGTATTTTCGTAACTTTGATCCTGACAAATCAAAGAACCCATTTGCTTACTTTACACAGATCATCTACTACGCATTTCTTCGCCGTATTATGAAAGAAAAGAAACAACTGTATGTCAAATATAAGGCAACAGAACAGTTTGGTATATTAGATGAGTTTGAAATGATGGAAGATGAGAACGGAAATATGAGGCAGTTTGAACTTTATGAAAACATCTCCGAATTCATCTACAATTTTGAAGAAAATAAACGCAAGAAGAAAGAAGGCAAGACTAAAGGTTTAGAAAAATTTATTGAAGAAGATTTGCCTTGAAACGCTTGATTATTTTGTTTATTTGTGTTACAATGACCGCTTGTGTACCTTTAATCTATTATGTGCATAAGAATTGCAGTAAAGAAAACCCATGTGATATGTCAGATATTAAAGCTTTGGAGTGGTAAATGGATGCAGAAAAAATAAAAAATCATATCAAACATTTACAGCAAGAACATGATGAATTGGATGTTCAATTAGCTGAACAAATAAAACATTATGGTGAAGATAGATTAGTTACCATGATTAAGAAAAGAAAACTTAGGCTTAAAGACGAAATACAAAGTTTAAAGGTAAAAATAAATGAGTGATTTAAATTTAAATTGGGTCAAACAAAATTTTGATGAGAACAATTTTGTTTTCTTTGATGTTGGTTGTATGAATATGGATGATTCCATAAAAGTTAGACAAGAAATTCCAAGGGCTAAAATCTATGCCTTTGAATGTTCGAATGAATGGTATGAAAACAATTCTAAACGAGCATTTGATAATGGCATCCATTATTTTCATGCTGCTGTTTGTCATGTTGATGGAACAATACCATTTAATCCATCACTAACACAAAACGGCCACCATCATCCAGATTCTGGCAGTATCTTTACAGTAAATCCACAAGACAATCATGGTAAAATTTATGGTGAACCATATGATGCTAAAGCAATTCGTTTAGAAACATTTTGCAAAAGGTTTAATGTCATACCTGACTTTGTTCACATCGATGTTGAAGGTGCTGAATTAAAAGTATTTCAAAATGTTGGTGATTGTAAACCTAAATGTGTTTGGGCTGAAGTGGTAACATTTGAACATTATTTAACAGGCACCAATCGTGGTGAATTTGACCAGCTAATGAAAGATATAGGTTACAACAAAATTTTTGATGGTGCTCGTGATTCTTTATATTGTTTGTCCGATTATAAAGTAACTAATTATTGATATGAAAATTTGTATTCTTGGCGATACACACTTCGGTGCTCGAGGTGATTCATTAGACTTCCACAAATACTTTGAGCGCTTCTATGATGAAGTGTTTTTTCCATACCTAGTAGAAAATAATATCAATGTTATTTTTCAGATGGGTGATTTATTTGATAGACGAAAGTTTATTAATTTCAACTCACTCTATCTATGCCGTAAATATTTCTTTGATAAGTGCAAAGAATTAGGCATTAAAGTTCACACACTTCTTGGCAATCACGATGTAGCTTTCAAAAATACATTAGAAGTAAATTCAACAGGTCTATTATTGAATGAATACTCCAATGTCCAATACTATGATGAATTTACCACAATAGAGTTTGATGGTGTTCAAGTTGATGTTGTACCTTGGATGTGTGATGAGAACGCCGAGCATATTCTAAAGGCGATGAAAGATTCTAGCTCACAGATTGCTTTTGGGCATTTTGAGATTCGTGGTTTTGAAATGGATCGTGGCAATGTTTCAGAAGTAGGGATTGACAAAGACCTATTAAAGAGTTATGATATTGTTTTGTCTGGCCATTTTCATCATAAATCGTCAGACCATAACATTGTATATGTGGGCACACCATATGAAATGACATGGGCCGATTACAATGACCCAAAAGGTTTTCATATCTTTGATACATCAACTAGGCAGTTGGAATTTGTTCGCAACCCATTTACGATGTTTAACAAAGTGGTGTATGACGATACTGCTTATGACTTTGATTGGTGGAAAACATATGAGTTTGATGCTCTAAAAGATACCTATGTAAAAGTTGTGGTGTTGAACAAACAGAATCCATTTTTGTTTGACCATGTAGTAGATAACCTTTACAAGGTTGGTATTGCTGATTTATCCATTGTAGAAGATTTTAGTGATACGATAGTTGATAATGACCAAGAAATCATTGATCAGGCTGAAGATACGATGACAATTCTTTCTAAGTATATTGATAACTTGGAATTGGATGTTGAACCCGATAAATTAAAAACTCTTATGCGAGAGTTATATGTTGAGGCATTGAATACAGAAGTAGCTGAATGATTATATTTCGTAATGTTAAGTGGAAAAACCTGTTAAGCACAGGTAATTATTTTACAGAGATTAAACTAGACAGTACACCAAACACTCTTGTTGTTGGTGAAAATGGTTCTGGTAAAAGCACAATGCTCGATGCGTTGTGTTTTGCTTTGTTTGGTAAACCATTCCGTTCAATCAATAAACCACAACTGGTCAACTCAATCAATGGTAAAGATTGTGTAGTTGAGGTTTCACTCGACACCAACAACAAGAACTATCGCATTGTTCGTGGCATCAAACCAAATGTGTTTGAAATTTATTGCAACGGTGAACTCATTAATCAAGAAGCTGCAAGTAGAGATTACCAAGAGTTACTTGAGAAATACATTCTTAAATTAAATTATAAATCATTTACACAGATTGTAATTCTTGGTAGTGCTTCGTTTACTCCGTTCATGCAGTTGTCGGCATCAGACCGCCGTGCTATCATTGAAGATTTATTAGACATTCAAATCTTTTCTACAATGAATGGATTGGTTAGAGATAAAATATCAAACAATAAAGACCTAATCTCAGAAAAGAAACATGAGATTGATTTAGCATCACAGAAGCACGATATGCAGAAAAAGCATATTGAAGAATTGAAACAGAATAATGATGATAAGGTAAAAGAATATGATGATGAGATTCAATTGCATAATGATACCGTATCCACCTTACTCGCAAATGTTGGGACCCTCAGCGCCGAAACGGAAGAACTTCAATTTGTGGTTGCAAATAAGATTGAAACAGAGGCTAAGGTCAAGAAGATTACAAAACTTGAATCTCAAATTGAAAGCAACTTATCCAAATTTCGCAAAGATATTAGTTTCTTCCAATCACATGATGATTGTCCAACATGTAGGCAAGCCATTGCCAGTTCTTTTAAAGAAGAAGAGCTTAAAACCCTCGACACCAAAGTTGGTGAGTGTGAACACGGTCTATCACAGTTAGAAACCAAACTAAATGAAGAACAAGAAAAACTGAATGACATTAATGAGAAACAAAAACTCATTAACAAAAAACAGGTTGAGATTGCTACTTACAATACAACAATTACCGAAACAAACAAAATGATTGCTCGCTTGCGTAAGTTGGTAGATGAGTTAAAGGATTCTAAAGTAGTGACAGACTTAGAAGAGCAGCAATTAAAATTACTAAAGGACTCATTGACAGAGTTGCAAGCTGCATTAAAAGAACTGATAGAAGAAAAAACATATTATGAAGTGGCAAGTAATCTGTTAAAAGATACTGGCATCAAAACAAAAATTGTAAGGCAGTATCTACCAGTCATCAACAAACTGGTCAATAAGTATTTAGCATCACTAGATTTCTTTGTAAACTTTAACTTAGATGAATCATTTAAAGAAACAATTAAATCTAGGCATCGTGACGAGTTTACTTACAATAACTTTAGTGAAGGTGAGAAACAACGAATTGATATGGCATTGATGTTAACTTGGCGTGCTGTTGCTAAGTTAAAGAACTCATCAAATACTAATCTGTTGATACTTGATGAAACATTTGATTCTAGCCTCGATACAAATGGCACAGAAGAATTGATGAAGATACTACAAATGTTAGAAGGTGTAAACCTGTTTGTTATCTCACATAAAGGAGATATATTACAGGACAAATTTATGAATGTAATACGATTCGATAAAGAGAAAAATTTTTCGAGGATTGTAAAATGACAAAAGATCAAATACGAATTACAGATGGTCACGAAAGAACCATAGATATTTTACCATGTAATGATGGCACATATCAAATAATTATGTTCGAAGCCTCTAGTGATTATCACCAAAATGCTTGGTTTAAAACATTAGAAGAAGCTGAACGATTTGCAGAAAGGTGGGTGTTTAAAAAATGAATGATATTTTAAAAATTGATACTGGTTTAGGCATAGTAGAAGAACCTATAAACAGATTACCTTTATATGAAGGTGATCATCCGATGTTAGCTGCTGAAATGCCTGAGTATAAAGGTTCTCTACCAAATCCACATATGTCAAACTTGATTAAGCGGTTACAATTAACCAGAAAACTTTATGGTGGTATTGGATTATCTGCTAATCAATGCGGTGTATATGAAAGGGTGTTTGTAATTGGTACTGATGATTTCCAAATGGCTTGTATTAACCCAAAAGTAATATCGGTTTTGGATGATGTTGTTAAAATAGATGAAGGTTGCCTCTCCTACCCTGGTTTATATCTTAAAATAGCAAGACCAGAATCAGTTGTTGTTGAATATACCGATGAAAATGGGGAATTACAACAAACAACATTAAAGGGAATAACTGCTCGGTGTTTTGTCCATGAATTAGAACACATGAATGGTAAAAAATTTACTGACAATGTAGGACCAGTCGCACTACAAGTCGCTAAACGAAAACAAAATAAGATAGTTAAAAAAGCAATTCGCAACCATAAAAAGACAGGCAATGGCATACAGCTTTGATCCAAAAGATGATGTAGAAACCCAATGGCAAAAATGGCAAGAACAAACGCCAATTCAACCATTGTCTTTCACCGAAGATGAACTGCGTGAGCAGACCATTAAAGAACTAGGTTATGTTTCACAAATGGATGTGAAAGAGTATACCTTGTTTCAGAAGTGGTGTGAGGTGCAGGAGAAATATCCATCTATCGTATCACAAACTTTATGGGGTGAAGAACGATTATTGGAAGATGAAGGCCAACGCCGTGCTATTCAGGAAATAAAAAATAACTTTTGGATACCAAATGATCCCGAAGCATACTTGGCATTAGAACCTGAACTGGTGTATGCGAATAAACAGGATGACTTACCTGAATTGTGGAATTGTATTCGTACCTTTTCTTCTACAATGAAAAACAATGCTAACATTGGTCGTAATCTAAACTTTATTGTTAAAGATAAACCAACACAGAAATACCTTGGTGTTATTTGTATTTCATCTGACTTTTTAGATTTAACACCAAGAGATAACTTTATTGGTTGGAGTAGAGAAAAGAAAACACAAGGTGGTATGATTAACCATACTGCAATTGGTTCTACGATTGTGCCATTACAACCTCTTGGTTTTAATTATGTTGGCGGTAAACTGTTGGCTTTGCTTTGTTTAGCCACACCCATACAACAATTATGGGAGAAACTATATGGTGATAAGTTGGTAAGTATCACAACAACATCACTTTATGGTAAAACAAAAGCTGGTGGTTTATCTCAATATGATAATCTGGATTTCTGGCAGCCAATGGGCTTTACCTCAGGTTCAGTATCGTTTGAACCATTACAAGAAACTCGGTATATGATTCGTGAGTGGTTGAAAGTGAATCATACACGGAAGTATTTTGAATGGTATGTTGCAAAGAAACCAAGTGGTCAACCTCATAAGCGTGACCACAAAAATCGTTCATTGTCTTTTGCTTATGCTAAGTTAAGTGTGCCAAAAGATTTGATTCGTTCTGAACATGCAAGAGGCATTTACTTTGCGCCTCTGTATGATAAGACTTGTGAATTTCTCCGAGGCGATAATGATGGCAAAGATATGAAAAAGTTGTTTAATACTGATGTAGAAAGCCTAAGTAATATATGGAAAGAGAAGCACGCCAAACCAAGAATCAAGCAGTTGGTTAAAAAAGGCAGAGTTTCTTCTGACACTCTTTTCTATGATGACCTTACCGTGTTATCATGGGAAGAAACAAAGGCTAAATATCTGCCTCAAGTGGGTCGATAAGTAGCGTATAATATCCTTTCATGCGGTGAGTCCGAGAACAGCCTACCCCCGTAGGCAGACAGGTTTAACTCCTGTTAACCGCTCCATTCAATGTAAGTAAGTGTTCACTAACATAGACCAGGTCTACGCCATATAGTGTTGTTTTTATACAACAAAGTGGTTGACAGGCAGGCCGGGTAATGTTATAATGGTTAAATAATAATGAATGAGGGTATTATGTCTTTTACTGCCGAACAAAAATCCCAATTAGCGAAATTACTGGCAACCGAGAATCTTTCGGTTCAGCACCAGAAAATCAACACCGCTAAATTTGATACCAAGAATCGTATTCTCTATTTGCCTATCTGGCAAAACATGACAGGTATTATCTATGACCTGTTGGTTGGCCATGAAGTTGGTCATGCTCTCTATACTCCTGCCGAAGGTTGGCACGATGCGGTGATGGACAATGACAAGAACAAAAATTACAAAAACTTTTTGAATGTCATTGAAGATGCTCGTATCGAAAAGAAAGTTAAACGCAAATATCCTGGTTTAAATTCTTCTTTCCGTCAAGCATACCAAGAATTAAATATCCGTGATTTCTTTGGTATTAAAGGTCGTGAGGTAAACGAAATGCCATTTATTGACCGACTGAATCTATTCAGCAAATCACAATGGTCTTCCACATGGATTCAATTCTCTGCTAAAGAAGAATTATTGGTGAAAGAAGTTCAGGCTGCAGAAACCTGGGACGATGTTGTTCGTATCACTAACAAGGTGTATGAGTATTCAAAAGAAGAACAACATGAAATGGCATTACAGTATTATGATGACATGATGGCGAATATGGCCGATGAAAGCGATGATGACGGCTATGATATGTCTGATTATGATTCTGACTATGGTGATGACGGTGAAGATGATGAAGATGGTAAAGGTGAAGGCAATTCTCCAAGTGATGAGTTTGAAGAAGGCGATACTAAATCTAAACGCAGTCAAGCTGGTGGTGAAGAACCAGGTGACGATGAATTAGAGAATGGTAATAGCATTAACCACGATAAAGAATCTCATCCTGGTGATGTTGACCAATTTGACCCTACTTGTGAAACGGATCAAAACTATCGCCGTAACGAAGTGCAATTGCTTGATGATAAGTGCAAAGAGTTTTTGTATGTGGATATTCCTAAGCCAAACATGAACAATATCATTACACCTGCGAAGCGAGTTCAGGAGTTGATGACAAAAGAATATGCCAAGTTCGTTAAAGAGAAATACCTTAAACCAGAAAAAGCAATGGAGTTGGTCAATGAATTCAAACGCCGTAATGAGCGGTACATTGGTCTACTTGCGAAAGAATTTGAAATGCGTAAGGCTGCCAAAGCATTTAGTAAATCTAAACTGTCTGACACAGGCGATATTGACATTAACAAATTATCATCGTACAAATTTGATGACAACATTTTCCGTAAAGTAATGATGACACCCAAAGGCAAATCGCATGGCCTGGTATTGTTACTTGACCGTTCAGGTTCAATGTCAAAGAATATGTCTGGTTCTATTGAGCAGATTTTGGTATTGTCGATGTTCTGCCGCAAAGTGAACATTCCGTTTGTTGTTTATGGTTTTACTGAATCAGGTGCCGTTCGTGCTATGGATTTAGGTTTTAATTGTGAATACGGAAATCAAGAATATAATATCTTTAAGCATGAATACGCTAACTATAAAGGAGATAGTAAATATAATTCGTTCACTAAAAACTTTGGTGAAATGGAGTTTGGTAATGTTCATTTGCGTGAATATCTAAATTCTAAAATGTCTGGTTCTGAGTTTACGGCTGCATTAAAGAATATGTGTTTGCTTATGGATTCATACAAAGAAATAAACTATCGGCGTTCGCCTAGACCAGAATCTGAGCAACTCAACAATACACCAATGTCACAGGCGATTATTGCTACGGCTGAGATTATGAAAACCTTTAAGAAGGTTAACAATCTGGACATTTGTAGTTTGGTTGTAATCCATGACGGTGATGCTGATAGTACCAATAGTTATTGGATTGAAAAAGAAGTTTTGAATAGTGATACTGGTTTAATGGAGAAAATTAAAAAACAAGAAGCTTATTGGACTGGTGAAAAAGTTATTATGATGCGTGACCGTCAAAACAAATTTGAAATGAAACTTTCTAGTTATAACGAAGATATTCCTAAAAATCTATTGATGTGGTTTCAAAAAGTAACTGGTGCTCGTGTGTTTGGTTTCTTTATTGTACCTACCCGTGAAACCAAATGGATTCTAACTAACAGGTATCTTTACAATGGAAATAAAGACTACTGGCAATTAAGTCAAGATATTGGTCGTGAAGCTGCTGATGATATGCGTAAGCAGGCCGTCAAACAGTTTAAGAGTGAAAAGTATCTTGCTTGTAAACTACCTGGTTATGAGAATTTCTTTTTCATTTCAGGTGGCGAAGAACTTACCACCAACGATGATGATGGTATTGAAGTAGAAGGCAAATTCTCTGCTCGTAAATTGGCAACTGCCTTTGCCAAATACAATAAGAAACGGGCAGTAAATCGTGTGTTAGTATCTCGGTTCATCCAAGGTATTGCCGCATAACTTGTGGTTTATTTGATATAATTATTTTTCTTTGATAGGAGTTTTACATTATGATTAGTCGTGCCGAACAAAAACAAAAGTTTATTGATGCCTTGATTGCTACTGGCAAACAAACAATCACTAAATCAGAAATCAAAGCGATTGCGACCAAACTTGGTCTTAAATCAACCCAATTCTTCACTAAAGAAGATTCTAACCGTGTTGGTCGTGGTCAGTATCGTGTACCAGGTTCCAATATTGATATGCAACCTGCTCTACAAGCACAAGTGATTCCTATGGCTAAACAAGTAGAAAAATCAAACCACAAAATCAGTAATGTGACTACCGACCTAGATGTAACGAATCTAGTTCCTGTTGCTTACAAAAACTATGTACCGTTTGGTAACTTTGATGATGTATTGTCAATCGTTCAATCGATGCGGTTCTTTCCTGTATTCATCTCTGGTCATTCTGGTAACGGTAAGACCATGTCAATTGAACAAGCCTGTGCTAAGGCAAAACGCAAGTTCATTTGCGTATCAATGACACCTGAAACCGATGAGAGTGACCTTCTTGGTAACTATGTGTTGATTGATGGTAATATGGAATGGCGTGATGGTCCTGTAACTACTGCCGCTCGTCAAGGTGCCGTTCTGTGTATCGATGAGATTGATTACGGTGCTCAGAATCTTTCCAGTTTGCAGCGTGTATTAGAAGGCAAACCGTTTATGTTGAAAAAGAAAGGTGAATTAATTTCACCTGCACCTGGTTTCACCGTGTTTGCTACTGCGAATACAAAAGGTAAAGGTTCAGATGATGGTCGTTATATGTTCACCAATGTTTTGAACGAAGCATTTCTCGAGCGTTTTCGTACCACAATGGAACAAGAATTTCCGCCAGTAAAAACTGAGTGTAAGATTATTCAAAAGGAACTTACTTCTGCTGGCAAATCTGATGAAGATTTCGCTGAGAAACTGGTTACATGGGCTGATGTGATTCGTAAAACATTCGCCGATGGTGGTTGCGATGAAGTGATTTCTACTCGCCGTTTAGTACATATCGTTGAAACATACGGCATCTTTGGTGATAAAATGAAGGCAATTACTTTGTGTTTGAATCGCTTTGATGATGACACTAAAGCATCCTTTGTTGACCTGTATACCAAAGTTGATGCAGGTGCTTCTGCCGATGAGATTTTGGCACCTCAGCCTGAACCTGTAGTAGAAGAAGTTAAGGTTGAAGGTACTGATGCATCACAACCTTTCTAATAAGTTTGTAGTTCGGCACTTGGGCCTGTGGCAACACAGGCCCCTTTTTACACATTTGCCTATAAAAGTGTTGACTTACTTACTTAGAAATGTTATAATTATATTATCGAATTTGAGAGAACGGTCTCCTCTCAAATGTTTACCTTGTTGAGACCAATTTATGGAGTTATTTGTAATGAAATCAGCTAAAGCTAAAGTTCTCGCCTATCTTTCGAAAGACAGCGACTACAACACCCTCACCGTTGCTAAGATGCAGTCTGTTTTTGGTATTGCAAATCCTTCCGCAACCATCAATGAGTTGCGTAACGAAGGTCATGCAATTTACCTGAACACTCGCATCAATGCGAATGGCGACAAAGTTTCTTTCTATCGCCTTGGTCAGCCGACCAAACGCCTCGTAGCAGCAGGAATTGCTGCTCTGCGTGCTCAGGGAGAGCGTGCTTTTGCCTAAAATAGTTTAGGAAAAGCGTAGAGGAAGTAATACATATAGGTGTTACTTCCTCTTTTTCGTTTATGGAGTTGTCATGGAAATTCAAGCAAAAATTGAAGATTTAAAAAAGAATAGAATATTTATTGCCACACCAATGTATGGTGGTATGGCTCACGGCCTCTATATCAAATCATGTCTAGATCTACAAACAAGTTTAGGCCAGTATGGTATCGAAACCAAATTTTCTTTTCTTTTTAACGAATCTCTTATCACAAGAGCACGAAATTATTTGGTAGATGAATTTCTCCGCTCAGAAAATTTTACTCATCTACTTTTCATTGATAGTGACATTCACTTTAATCCTCAAGATGTCTTGGCCATGTTGGCATTGGATAAAGATGTGATTGGCGGTCCTTATCCTAAAAAATCTATTAATTGGGGTAACGTAGCTCTAGCTGCAAGAAAACATCCAGATATGGATCCAAGAGAGCTAGAAAATTTGGTTGGTGAATATGTGTTTAATGTTGTAAAAGGAACTTCTTCTTTTCAAGTGACTGAACCATTAGAAGTTTTGGAAATTGGTACAGGCTATATGATGGTCAAACGACATGTATTTGATAAGATGAAAAATGCTTATCCAATGATTCATTATAAACCAGATCATGTTGGTCAAGCTCACTTTGATGGTTCAAGATACATTCATGCATATTTTGATACTGTAATTGACAGTAAAGATTCGATTACTGGTGGTGGTTCTGATCGTTATCTAAGTGAAGATTATATGTTCTGTCAAATGTGGCGTAAAATTGGCGGTCAAGTATATTTGTGTCCTTGGGCTAAAACTCAGCACATTGGTACATATGCTTTTACAGGAAATATGCCTTCAGTTGCACAATTTACAGGCAAACTGTAATGAAAAATAAAGATGTAGTCAAAGCTTCACAAACGGCTACAACAGGTGGCCGTAAATTTGATGGCGGTAAATTACAATATGGTTTATTACCACCTGCGGCGCTCAAAGCAACGGTGGAAATTTTAACATTTGGCGCAGAGAAGTATGAACCTGACAATTGGAAGTATGTGCCAGATTCTAAACGCCGTTACTTTGATGCTTTAAATCGCCACCTATGGGCATGGAAAGAAGGTGAACAATTAGATCCTGAATCTGGTAAACATCATTTAGCCCATGCTATGTGTTGCCTCATGTTTCTATACGAACATGATACAATATACTCTATTGATAAATCTTAATTATGAGAGGTACAAATGAAATTATCAAACGAAACCATTTCGGTTCTCAAAAACTTTGGTGCAATTAACCAAGGTATCCTTTTCAAAAAAGGTAAAACGCTAAAGACAGTATCTTCACACAAGAATATTCTTGCTGAAGTGGATATCAAAGAAGATATTCCTGCTGAGTTTGGCATCTATGACCTAAACAATTTCTTGTCGGTCATTTCTCTACACAAAGATGACCCGTCATTTGAATTCGATGACAAACAAGTTACGATTGTTGGTAACAAAGGTCGCTCTAAAATCAAGTATCGTTTCACTCCTGCAAATATGATTGTCACACCTCCAGAAAAAGCGTTGACAATGCCAGATGCAGAAATCAAATTTGATTTGACGGCTGAAGATTTTGATTGGGTCTTGCGAGCTGCTGGTGTTCTTGCTTCGCCACAGATTGCAATTGAATCAGATGGCAAAAAAGTAAGTGTTGTTACACTTGACTTGCAGAATGATTCTGCTCACACCGATGCTTTGGAAATTGCAAATGGTAATGGCAACAAATACAAAATGATTTTCAAAACAGAAAACATTACAAAGGTATTGGCAGGCACTTACGAAGTTTCTATCTCATCTAAAGGCATTTCACATTTTAAAAACAAAAACCTTCCGTTGCAATATTGGATTACAACTGAGCAAGGTTCTAAATTTGAAAAAGTAGCTTAATTAAATTATGATATATGTGAAAGGTTCTTATGGAACATTTGTTATGGACAGAGAAGTATCGGCCTCAGACGGTGGAAGATTGTATTCTTCCAGACCGTCTGAAAAAGCCGTTTCAGGAATATGTGAATCAAAAGGAGATACCGAATCTCCTATTGAGTGGTGGAGCCGGCGTAGGCAAGACCACGATAGCGAAAGCGATGTGCAACGAAATCGGTTGCGACTTCATGGTAATCAATGGTTCTGATGAAAGTGGTATTGACACATTTAGAACCAAGATTAAAAATTATGCTTCATCAATGTCACTCTCTGGTGGCCGTAAGGTCATCATCATTGACGAAGCGGATTATCTAAATCCAAACTCAACTCAACCGGCTCTCCGTAATGCGATAGAAGAATTTGCAGGTAATTGTTCTTTCATATTTACTTGTAATTACAAAAATCGCATTATAGATCCGCTTCATAGTCGTTGTGCCGTCATCGACTTTGGCCTCAAGAATGGTGAGAAGGCCAAGATGGCTGCGGCGTTCTTCAAGCGAATTCAAACAATTTTGCAAAGTGAATCCGTTGACGCAGATGACAAGGTTCTTGCTGAGTTAATCAAAAAACATTTCCCAGATTTTCGCCGTGTGCTGAATGAACTTCAGCGTTATTCTCAGTTTGGTAAAATCGATACAGGTATTCTTACACAGATTGCTGATGTATCTATTGATGAACTAACCAAATCTATTTCATCAAAAGACTTTGCTTCTATTCGTAAGTGGGTTGCAACACACGAAATTGATAGTACGGTTTTGTATCGTAAGATTTATGATTCTCTTTATGATGTAATGAAACCGCAATCAATTCCACAAGCGGTCATCATTCTCGCTGACTATCAATACAAGGCTGCGTTTGTTGCTGATCAAGAAGTGAATACGGTGGCTTGTCTGACTGAACTAATGGTATCTTGTGAGTTTGTATGAACCCATTCGATTTTGTCAAAGAGATTTTACAAGGTAAAAAACAGTTAATTGTTGACGACCTGACAGAAAAAGAATACAATTCATTCATTATTAATCGTTCTTTATCTTACCATAAAGATTGCGTTCTGTATGCAAATGAAATGAACAGACGCCATTTTCTGGATAAGAAGTTGCAAAATGACTTTTTACTAAATACCGTCAGGTCCCAAAAAAGACCATTTGCGAAGTGGGTTAAGTCTGAGAAAAGTGATGATTTAGAATGTATAAAACAAGTCTATGGTTTCTCTGATTCAAAGGCCCGTGAGGCACTCCGCTTACTAAGCAAAGACCAGATCCAACAACTAAAAGAACAAACCGATACCGGTGGATTAAGGAAGTAATATGGTTGACTTGACTCAGTTTGTTGAGGTAAGCCTTAACGAACAAGACGATTTTTTAAAGGTAAGGGAAACTCTTACTCGTATTGGTGTTTCTTCACGGAAAGAAAAAGTATTATACCAATCTTGCCATATTTTACATAAACAAGGCAAGTATTATATTGTACATTTCAAAGAATTATTTGCACTAGATGGTAAACCATCCAATATTTCAGAGAATGATATACAAAGACGGAATGCAATTGCTAATCTATTGGAAGAATGGGGTCTTGTAAAGATATTGAACCGTAGATTGATTGAAGGTAATATAGCACCTTTACACCAAATAAAGATTATTTCGTTTAAAGAAAAAGATGATTGGGATTTAATTGCCAAATACAACATTGGCAAAAAAACATCCGATTATTAAATTGTTGTATAAATAATGGTGCGGCGCCTAATGGGCCGCTATTTGATTAACTCGCTTAATAGGAGAAAACAACATGACACTCGGTCATATTTCATTTGGGCCATTGGCTCACACAACATTGGGTTTTGAGCGTTTCTTTGATGATGTAGAAAGACTTTTGAATGTAGATAATGCAACAAAAGTAACCCAATCTTTTCCACCACATAACATCATCAAATTGCTGGATTCAGTAAAGAAGATATTGAAATTACAGCAGAAGATGGTACATTGACTATCAAAGGTGAGAAAAAAGAAAAAGATGTTGATGTGACTTATCTGCATCGTGGTATTGGCACTCGGTCATTTACAAAACAATTGACTATTGCTGACACCGTAGAAGTTAAAGGTGCAGAGTTTAAAGATGGAATTTTGCGTATTGGTTTAGAGAATGTAATTCCTGAACACAAGAAACCACGCAAGATTGAAATTGGTAATGAACTTAAAGAGTTTAAGCCGCAACTTCTGCAAGAGAAGAAAGCTGCATAACTCGGCGGGGCTTTTGCCCCGCTTTACTTGGAGATATTATGAATAAGCAAAATGAGAATTTTCGGTTGAGTAAATCAACCAAAAGGATGATGGCAGGCAAATTCTGTGTCAATCCTAATGAGTTTAAAAAAACAATGATTGAAGCTGAAATTCTTGCTTCAATTCCAGTTAAACACGAAAAGAAAAATAAGAACGCACCTAAGGAAGAATAATGTCCTTAGTAATGTATTCGCATTTTCATAAGGATTTTCCATTCAATTGGAATTCTAAATGGATTGTTCCAACTTATGCAGGAGGTTTAGAACCTTTTTCTTGGCAATCACCTGATGAATCCAAACCATTTACGAATGTAAACAGAAGCAAAGAAGATATACACAAATTTCAATTACATTATCATGGTTGTACAGAAGATCAATTTCTCCGTGCATTAGGTCAACAAGCAACAGAATATTGGATGATGAAAAATTGTACACACGATTATGTTGGTTGTACAACTTATCGCCGTTATCTACTGTTGGATCGTAAAGCTGAAAAGAATATAGCAAAAATTCAAGTACAAGCTGATCAACAAGTTGCTAGTTTATTTGGCACAGACGAAGAAAAAGATTTAGCATTAGAATATTTACAGACAGCTGAAGTGTTGACAAATCATTCCATTGCATTACCTTATTCAGTTGAACAACAATATTTAATGTATGAACCTATAGAATATTGGAATCTTTTTAAAGATGCAATTGTGCATTTATATCCACAATATCGTCAACATATGACATGGTTTACACATAACAATATAATTAATTTTGAAACAACATATATTATGAGGCGTGATTTATTTGTTCGTTATGCAAATGAATTATTTTCTATATTGGAATATATTTGGAAAAACTGTAAAGACGTTTATCCAATAGTTCAAACAACATCTGAAATTCATCCTTGGAGATACCCAGGATTTTTAGGCGAAAGATTTTTTCCATTCTTTGTTTATGCTAATTCATTAAAACGAATACAGGTTCCTTTGGTAGTGTTACAATGAAAGAAAAATTTATCAAAGCACACTTAAAAGCCGCAGAAGTTTATGCACACCTATCTTCTGCTAAACGCTTGCAAGTTGGCTGTGTAATTGTAAAAGATAATACTATCATTGGCATTGGTTATAATGGAATGCCAAGTGGTTGGGATAATAATTGTGAAGAATTGATAGAGCAACATGAAGATGGCGGCCAAATATTAAAAACTAGACCTGAAGTATTACATGCTGAAACAAATGCAATTGCTAAAGTAGCTCGGTCGACCAATTCAACCGATGGGGCTGATATGATTTGTACTCATGCGCCGTGTTTAGACTGCGCTAAACTCATTCATCAAGCAGGCATTAAAAGGTTTTATTTTCGTAGTCATTATAGAAGTGAAGAAGGTTTAAACTTTCTCAATCAATGCAAAATAGAGGTGAATCATGTCAAAGACATATGAAGCTAAAGTATTAGCACTAGATTGTTTTGGTGATGCAATTTTAGAATTGCCAGAAGAAATGGTAAAAGAATTAGATTGGAATGTTGGTGACAAATTGGATTATGAAATAGTAGGTAAATCAGTAGTTATTAAAAATTTAACAAAGGAGAGTAACAATGAAACTCGCAGGAACAAAAACCGCTGAGTGTTTGAAAGAAGCATTTGCAGGTGAATCAATGGCAAACCGCCGTTATTTGTATTTCGCAAATATGGCCGATGTAGAAGGTGCACCAGAAGTTGCGAATGTATTTCGTAATACGGCTGAAGGTGAAACAGGCCATGCTCACGGACATATGGAATATTTACTTAAAGGTGGTGCAGGTGATCCAGCAACAGGAGAGCAAGTACATTCTGTTGAAGAAGCATTGAAATCTGCCATCGAAGGTGAAACACATGAATATACCGACATGTATCCTGGTATGGCTAAAACTGCTCGTGATGAGGGCTTTGATGAGATTGCAGATTGGTTTGAAACTCTTGCTAAAGCTGAGCGTTCACATGCAGGTAAATTCAAAAAAACTTTAGAAACTTATCAAGCAGAAAACAAATAAAATATGGCTTTCCTTGTTCACAATTTGCCACCAATACAATGCTTCGTAAAGAAGGAGTTTCTCTATGACTTTGAAAAAGGACATGGCGAATATGAACCTTGTATATGGATGACATTGAAGTGTATTAAGAATCAAGCCTTTCGTATAGAGGTGCTGTTACCAAACTACGGTGCCCTATACGATAAACTTCCACTCCATGCCTTTGTATCAAGGCAAACAGACCTCAAAAATGCATCTTTGCCTTTGGATTACTTGCAAATATGGGACTGTTTGAGTTATAATGTTACTATCATTGAAAAAGATAATCTTCGGTTATTGAAGTGTAAATTCTTAGACAAAGATAGAAAGTGGCAGTTTGGTCAATATATGTTTACCGTTGACTTTTGCCAAAACGACCCTGGTTATTTGAATACAGGATTTTCTGAAACAGTAGAAGAACATAAGAGTTATAATTTTATTAAGATGGACAACGGTCAGTTCGCCGCACAGCCAAATAATAAAACATTGTTCTTTGATTCTTCTTTGACAGTACCTGAATTTAAAATGCCAGATTTTAAAATAGCAACAAAGTTGTATTCAGTAGAGCAATTTAGTAAACACTCTGCACGAAACAACAATGACTTTTTTTATGACTTTAAGGAAACAAAATGAATCTGCGTGAACTTGCTAAAAAACTTGCCATTGAACATAAAATGCCAAGAGCTGAGAAGTATGACTTGGTGCTTCGTGATTTTGATAATCAAGTTGAAGTTGTTGGTTGGGTACAAGACCCCAACTATGATATGAAGGATTTTCAAGGTAGAGAAATGCTGTTCCCTAAAAGATGGATTACAATCGGAGTTTTATCTGCGGAGATTAAAATATGAAAAACAAATTAGTTACTTTTAGAACCAATCAAACAATTCTTGCTCAAGTCGATTGCGTTGATGACAAAACAATTATTGTAAAAGCACCTGTTCAAGTTCTTCAACAGGTAATTAAAGAAGGTTTGCAATTGGGCTTTGCTCCTTTCTTGGAGTATACACTAGAATTTGATACAGGCATTAAATTTAATATGTCAGACATTTTGTGTATTACCACACCCAATGAAACACTTGAAGCTCAATACAATAAATTAATGTGGGATAAGACACCTAATTCTAGCATTGAAATTGCAGAAACAAAGCCACAGAAAGTTTCAAAGAAAACAAAAAAATGAATGAGTAAGTATTACACACACGTTCTATGCTTCGGTAACTACATTATGTACCGAGGCCTCAACAATGGTCGGAGAGTAAAACAGAAGATCGAATACTCTCCGACTTTGTATTTTCCTACGAACAAGAATACCGAATGGCGTTCTTTGCAAGGAGATGTGCTTGAGCCTAAATCGTTT